GCCTGAACTACAATTTGAGTATTGGGAAGATTGTTTACATAGAGATGTTGTACTATACAACCGTCTAGCACAAGAAGCACACAATCTATCACTAGAAACAAAATACGGATAATAACTTTAACAGGGGAGGGCAACCTCCCCACAACGGAGAGAAATTATGCAAACAATAACAACAAAATATTTAGGAGCAACAAATAATGGCAGGGGTGCAAGAATAAAAGCAACTACCTCTAGCGGTGTTAGTAAAACAATCTCATACCCTTATGAATTATCAGGAGCGGCGTGTCATATTAAAGCAGTTAAAGAACTGAATAAAAGTTTTAAGTTTCCTTGGGTGGGTGAGTACATTTACGACTCGAGTGATACAGGGTACATTTTTATGTACATGAACGATAAACAAGTAATTTATTTATATGACGAGGACAACGAAAATATCCTCTATGAGATTGACTAGTCGGAACTCTCCGTAATAAAAAACTATTTTTTCCCCCGGCTAAATTGCTGGGGTTTTTTTCGTCCGTTATTATTTGTTTAATACCTATATAATATTATTCTGTGCTAGATCATCTACGATGAATTCGCACAAAATAAATAAACTAAATAAACCTAATAAGCTACTACCCCTTATATATTTATTCTCACTTCTAAAGCATAAATTTGCGATAAGGTATCGCCTTGCTCTGTATAAGATGCGACATAAAGTCGCAATGTAAAGGATTCGCCTTGCTCATACCCTAGATGAATTATTAAAGAACAAATAATTCAAGCCCCAAGCCTCGTGTAAGATAATATTCGATAGGAGTAAGTAACAATAAGCCTAGAGAACAATTAAGGACTCACAATGCTTGGTGGGTAAGCGGCTCCCTAGGAGGGACCCACATACCCATGTAGAGCGTTGTAATTATATACCCGCTACACAAGAAATGAAGTTTGAGTTTAAGAGGAAAGATAAGTCATACCTAGAAGATAAATACTCTGTTCTAGTGTAGGACATAAGACATAATTGATTTTAGCTGATTTTTTTGCATTTGTCAATCTTTCTGTTATAATATAATCCCATGAGCAAGAAGGGAAACCCAGAATTTAAAAAAGGCATGAAACCATTGAACCCGAATGGGAGGCCTAAAGGTTCAGTTAATAGATATACTGCGTTAGCCCGACAGATGATGTCGGAGCAAGGTGCTGCTGTAGTACAGAAGGTAATTGATAAAGCTATGGAAGGAGATGTTCATTGCATGAAGATGTGTATTGATAGAATATTACCTGTTCATAAAGCGGTTGACCCTAATAGAGCTAAACAAGACTCACAGATTATAATTAATGTTGGTGCTTCAGATGCTATAAAGGCTAGGATAGCGGCAACTTCCCCAGAAAAACTAATAAACCCTGTAACAAAATCAGATGATGAGGTTATTATAGAGGTGGGGGAGACTTTATGAGATTAACAAAAGAACAACTAAAGAAAAGGTATGTAGTCGCCTTAATGATAATCGGCCAAATGGAAGATTTAGAACCAGATGCTGTAGATATAACTATAAGTGAACTATTAGATAATGGGGATTACGAGATTGAAGAGGTAGATATAAGTGGTAAGAGTAACCTAATACATTAGATAAGTAATGGCTGAACTGAATGTAGATTTACACCCAGCACAATTAGATATATTTAATTCTGAAAAAAGATTTAAGATTGTTGCTGCGGGCAGAAGGTTTGGTAAGTCTAGATTGGCTGCTTGGATTTTATTAATAAAAGCCCTACAGTCAGAAGAGAAGGATGTTTTCTACATAGGCCCAACTTTTCAACAATCAAAAGACATTATGTGGGGAATGTTAAAAGAGCTTGGTCAGGATTTGATTTTAGCCGCCCACGAGAACACAGCAGTATTAACTTTAATCAACGGAAGAAAGATATATCTAAAAGGAAGTGACCGACCAGATACTTTAAGAGGTGTGGGACTTGCTTATGTTGTGCTAGATGAGTACGCAAGTATGAAACCTGTCGTATGGGAGCAAATAATTAGACCAACTCTTGCTGATGTAAAAGGAGAGGCGTTATTTATAGGGACTCCAGCGGGAAAGAACCACTTTTATGATTTATACACAGACGCATTAACAAACGATAATTGGGAAGCGTGGCAATTTAACTCTACAGACAACCCATTCATACCCGCTGATGAAATAGAGGCAGCTAGAGACTCAATGTCTTCAATGGCCTTTAGACAAGAGTTTGAAGCATCCTTTGAAACCTTCTCAGGTGGTATATTTAAAGAGGAATGGTTCAAAACTAAAGAAGAACCAGAGGAAGGAAGCTATGTTATTGCTATTGACCCAGCTGGATTTGAAGCAATAGAGAAAGAAAGAAATTTAAAGCGAAGTAGATTAGACGAAACAGCTATTGCTATTGTTAAGATAGATAGAGACAAGTGGTGGGTAAAAGATATACTACACGGTAGATGGAATATTAAAGAAACCGCCAGAAAAATCTTAAAAGCTACTGTTGATAGTGAATCATCTACAGTTGGTATTGAAACCGGCTCCCTTAGAAACGCTATATTACCCTATCTTGAAGATGAAATGAGAACAGAGGGAAAATACTTCTCTACTGTGGAGATGAGGCATGGTGGTAAGAAAAAAACCGAGCGAATTACTTGGTCTTTACAAGGAAGAATGGAACATGGGCAAATTTCTTTTAATGAAGATAGAGATTGGAAGCCTTTTGTCTCACAGCTCCTTGATTTTCCTAATAGGTTGTCACATGACGACATGCTCGATGCTCTTGCCTATATCGACCAAGTAAGTGTGGCTGATTTCGCCCACAGTATTGAACTAAATGAAGACTGGGAACCTGATGATGTGGTGGCTGGCTACTAATTTTAATAAAAAAATCAATAATAGTTGACATATATTTTTTTTGTATGATATAATCCAAAAAAACCGAGGGAAATCAAACACTTATGTTCGATAGTAAAGAGACAAAGTACCAAGCATTAGCCTCATGGTTGACCTATCGCTTAGATGGGTGGCGTTCTCACAGAGATATGAACCATGTCCAGAAATGGGATGAGTATTATAGACTTTGGAGAGGTATTTGGGCGGATTCAGATAAATTACGCAAGGCTGAGAAGTCAAGAATTATATCTCCAGCTCTTCAACAAGCTGTAGAAGCAAGTGTTGCTGAATTAGAAGAGGCTAGCTTTGGAAGAGGTAAATGGTTTGACATTCAAGACGATATGTTGGACCAAGACCCATCAGATGTAGAGTATGTACGCAACCTACTACAAGAAGACTTAGAAAAGACTGGTGTCAAAGACGCTGTTTGTGAGATTTTCCTTAATGGTGCTATATACGGTACTGGTATTGGAAAAATTGTAGTCGAGCAGAACATAGAACGCTCTCCAACAGAGCAACCTGTAGAGGGTACTATGACTACTACTAGGACATTAACTGAATATCCGGTTATAGATGTCAAAGTAGAACCTATTTCCCCTAAAGAATTTCTAATTGACCCTTCAGCTAACACTATTGATGAGGCTTTAGGTGTCGCACATGAAGTAATCAAACCTAGATACCATGTTGTAGAGGGTATTAAGAGTGGGATATACAGAGATGTTCCTTTAGATGGTGATTATGACACAATCAAGTTTGGTTTTGACCCTGACACTAAGATGGCAGATGAGTCAGACTCCGTTAAGATAACAGAATATTGGGGTTTAGTACCTAAGAGGTTCTTAAAACCTAAGATAGACAAAGATGATTTTGAATATACTAAAAAGGACGAGCTTGTTGAGGCTGTAGTTACCTTAGTTAATGATGAGTATATTCTAAGAGCAGAAGAAAATGCGTTTATGATGGTTGATAGACCATTCATATCGTATCAACATGATATTGTACCTAACAAATTCTGGGGTAGAGGGGTATGTGAGAAAGGATATAACCCTCAAAAAGCACTAGATACCGAAATGAGAGCAAGAATAGACTCTCTTGCTTTAACAACAACACCTATGATGGCAGCAGACGCAACACGACTGCCTCGTGGAGTCAAGTTTGAGGTTAGACCCGGTAAAACTATACTAACAAATGGAGACCCAAGGGCGGCATTAATGCCACTAGACATGGGAACCACAGACCCTTCTACTTTTAATCAGGTCGCCTCACTTCAAAACATGATTCAGATGGGTACAGGTTCAGCAGACATGGGAACTGCGGATAGAGCAACCTCTTCTGGTATGTCAATGATGCAATCTGCTTCTATTAAAAGACAGAAACGTACATTAATGAACTTCCAGAACACATTCTTAATTCCAATGATTAATAAATCAATGTGGAGAAAGATACAGTTCGATGTAGAAAGGTATCCTGTTAATGATTACAAGTTTATACCTTATTCTACAATGGGAATTATGGCTAAAGAGTTAGAGATGACACAAATGGTACAGATGTTACAGTCTATACCTAAAGATTCTCCTGCGTTTAATGTTATTTTATTGGCATTATTCCAAAACTCTTCAATTCATAATAGAGACCAGATAGTTCAACAACTAATGGCGGGCAATCAACCTAATCCTGAGATGCAACAAATGCAACAAATGGGTACACAGTTGCAGATACAACAGGCACAGGCTGATATTCAGAAAACATTAGCAGAAGCTGAAGAAGAAAAAGCTAAAGCTATTAAATGGCAAGCGGAAGCTGCGGAGAAACAACCGAATGAGATTGATATTCAAGAGAAAATACTTAAACTTCAAAAAGATGCGATTGGCCTTGAGAAAACTAAAGCTGACATTGCAAATAAAAATTCAGAGACTGCTAGAAATATTCCAGAAGTAGAACATTTGAAGTCTGAGACGATATTAAACCTAGCTAATGCTAGAAAAGCTGGCAGAGAAGTAGCTGTTGGAGGAATGTATCAGTAAACCTGATGAGCAGTTTTTAAAAGATAGACAAGAATTATTTGAGACAGAGGGTTGGTTAGACCTGATGGAAGAATTAAAGAACATTGAAGGTAGTGTCAGAGATGTTGATACTATGAGCAGTGAAAAAGACCTTTGGCATGCCAAGGGCCAGTTACAGGTGTTAGGTTATTTACTTAGCTTAAAATCTGCAACACAGATAGCAGTGGAACAATCGGAAACGACACCACTATAATAAAATAACTTCATAACCCCAAGGGGCGGAGACCAAAAAAATGAGTATAGTAGTAGATGTAGCACCGGAAGGTGATGTACCAATAACAGAAACACAGGAAGTAATACAAGAAACACCAGAGGTTCAGGAAGAGATACAAGCTGAACCAGAATATTCACCTCCTGAGAAGTATGCTGGGAAATCATTAGAAGATGTAATTGGGATGCACCAGAATGTCGAGCAAGAATACGGCAGACAGGCTAACGAAGTTGGAAGTCAACGAAAGTTAATAGAACAACTCTTAGCAGCCCAAGAACAAGCTAATCAACCAACTATGCCAGCAGAAGAGCCTGTTGATTTCGAGGATAACTTCTATGATGACCCCGCAAAAGCGGTAAATTCAGCCATAGAAAATCACCCCGACATCATACGAGCCAAGGAAGAACGATTTAAAAATGCTCAACAGGCAAATTTAAGTCAACTGGAGAACACACATCCTGATTTTATGCAAGTTGTGGGGGATACAGACTTCCAAAAGTGGATAGGAAAGAGCAGTATTCGTACAGAGCTATTCCGCAAAGCTGATGCTGAATATGATTTTAATTCTGCAAATGAGTTAATTGGCACATGGAAACAAATATCCATGATAGACAAGACTAAAGAAGTAAAGAAAGCAGAAAAAGTCAAAAGACAGAAAGCAATGCGACAAACTAGTTCAGAAACTCGTTCCTCAGGTGATTCTGTTGGTGGTAAGAAAATGTATCGTAGGTCTGATTTAATCAACCTACAAGTGAGCGACCCCGGCAGATATGCTGACTTAGCTGATGAGATTCAGCTTGCATATATGGAAGGACGCGTTAGATAATAAAACTCAATAAGGAGAAATAAAGATGGCTTTAGGTACTAATCACAGTACTCTTACGACATCCGCTAATTTCATACCTGAACTATGGTCAGATGAAGTTATTGGAAGTTATAAGAAAAATTTAGTTGTTGCTAACCTTGTTACGAAGATGTCCCATAAGGGTAAGAAAGGTGATACCATTCACATTCCTACACCTTCTCGTGGTGCAGCTTCTGCAAAAGCAGCTTCAACTCAAGTAACATTAATCGCTGATACAGCTGGTGTTACAAACATATCAATCGACAAACACTACGAGTATTCAAAGTTAATTGAAGACATCGCAGAGGTACAGGCTTTAGCTTCAATGCGTAAGTTCTATACTGACGATGCTGGATATGCACTTGCTACTCAAGTAGATGATGATTTGTTTGCTTTAGCTGAAGGTCTACAAGGTGGTACAGTAGGTGGTTCAGGTGCAGCAGCGTGGGAGAAAGCAGTAATTGGTGGTGATGGTACTACACTATACACCGGTGGTTCTGCAAACGCTTCTGACATTACAGATGCTGGTATCCGTAGGATGATTCTTACACTAGATGACGCAGATGTTCCTATGGACTCTCGTGCTTTAGTAATACCTCCAGTAGCTGGAAGTGATATGTTAGCAATCAATCGTTATACAGAGCAGCAGTTTATAGGCTCAGGCGATGCTATAAAAACTGGTAAAATTGGTCAAATCTATGGTGTAGATGTATATATTACTTCTAACTGTCCTACTGTTGGAACAGATAGAGTTGGTATATTAATGCACAAAGATGCTATGGTATTTGCTGAACAGGTAGGCGTAAGAACGCAGACGCAATATAAGCAAGAATATCTTGGTGACTTGTTTACTGCGGATACTATTTATGGTACAGGCGAGCTTCGTAATGACGCTGGTGTAGCATTTGTAGTTCCAGCTAGCTAATAGTTAGTTAAGTGTAACCCCTTCTTACGAGGGGGTTATCATTAATTAACTAGGGAGAGTATATGCCTTTATGGGATTATAAATGTAAAGATTCCCACGTTACTAAAGAGATTCGTAAGTATAGTGACAGAGAAGAACCAACAGTCTGTAAGACCTGTGGAGAACCTTCTGAATTTGAACAAACTTTTGGTACAACTTTTATATATGGAAAGAACTATGATTCTTTTGCTTCGTTGAACCACAAATGGAAATTAAGAGAAAACAAAAGGTTAGGTAAAGGATGAACTGTGGAGAACAACATATGGACTTATTTGAAGATACTTCAAGTGGTCTAGAGTTAGACAGAATTAAAGATAAGATTCGTGCTATCTGGCAACAAATTGTACTTGCTCAATACTCAACTGAGTATAAAGACCAAAAGGACGATGATGAAGATTATGTATCTAAAGATGATTTCTTAGAACAAAATGCTTTATTCTTCCCCGGAGAAGATAGGCCAGAGAATGAAATAGAAAGTCTAGTAGATATGCTAGAGAATATGTTTAATGATAAAGAAGAATTAGAGCCGATAAGTAAGGAAGGTAAAGCACCTTCTTACAAAGGTTCAGAACTAAAGTCCAATAATGAAAAAGGGGATGTTGAAGTTACTACTTATGAAGTAAATCATAAAGCAACTTCTACTCCTTCAGATTCAAAAAGTCCAGTTAAATCAACGACTTATGATAAACCTAGTGGTGGAAGTATTTCTACTAGGAAAGATTCTGGAGTACAAAGAAGTTATGCCCCTATGCTTGAGAAGTTAGTAGAGCAGTTATTAGACTTAGATGAAAGAAGAGACGTAGGAAGAAGGAAACAACTGTTTAGATTATGAGAAGCGGACTGTATTGGAAGAAAGCTAAAGCTCTGGCAATGCTTGCTAATCGTAGGCAATGGCAGAGAGAATATTTACCTAGTGAAACTCCTTGGACAGAGATTGAAACCGGTGAGTCATACTTTATTGCTACAGAAACTTCAACAACGAACAACGAAACCATTATTATTGCGGAGGCTTAAATGGCAACAATTAAAATATCAGCTCTGACAGAAAAAAGTACCATGTCAGGGACTGAAGAAGTCCTAATAAATGATAGTGGTGCTTCTAAAAAGTTTTCAACACAAAGATTCTTAGATGTAAAAGATGATTGTAACACTCATGCCACTAATGCTAGTGCTAGTGCGGTAGCTGCTGCTGCTTCGGCTGCTAGTGCAGAGGCTGTGTTTGATTCTTTTGATGATAGATATTTAGGAGATAAGACAGCAGACCCTACTACCGATAATGATGGTAATGCTTTAGCAGAGGGAATGTTATATTTTAATACCACCTCTAATAATATGATGGTGTATGACGGAAGTGCGTGGATTACAACTTCTTCCGCTACTTTAGCCACATTAGATGTTTATAAGTTTACAGCTACTTCTAATCAAACAGTCTTTACTGGGAGTGATGACGCTAGTAACACACTAGCTATTAAACCAACAGCAGAGATAGTAGTGATGAATGGTGTAGTGCTTGAACCTACTGCTGATTATTCGGTCACACAAACCACATTAACTCTTACTTCAGGGGCAGCAACTAACGATGAAGTTAATGTTTATGCTTTCGGTAATTTTGAATTAGC